GTCAATGGGCTATATAAAATTATGCTATCACTACTAGCCCTTAAATCTGTGACTGTAGTTGTTGTGGTACTTGCCGTTAACGTAAAAGACCCAGTAGAGTTTAGTTTGCCTTCGAGCAGTAAATTTACGGCACTACTAACCTCTCTAGGCGTTCCCCCAGACTGAGGTAAACGCAGAAAGTTAAAATCAGCCATTAGCGTCTTCCTAGACTAGCTGTCTCAACATCCACACCTAACGCATAACGCCAAGTACCACCACTAGCATTTACTCGCACTCTATGATAGCGGCCATTACTTCTAACTGGAACAAAGTTATCAGTGTTCAGGTTGGCAGACGCAGTAAAAGAAACAGTATCAATCTGTCGAGAACGAGACCCCACTTGTACTGTGAGGGTAGGAGCTACATCTTTCGATGTAACATAGGGTGTAACACTCTTAACGAGTGACTTCTTTAGTTTTGCTGGCTCAAACTCTGCCGTTTCCAATGTTGCAGCCAACGCATCGCCTGTAAAGGACGCAATCTTACTACTAGAACTTGCAGCAAAGGCACTCTGACCGCCTCTAAAGAAACGTGAGTCCAAAGACGTACCCAATGCGTCTAAGCTACTGGATATCGTAGCCAAAGCCTCAAGTGTAAAACTAGGCGATATAATTGTGCCTATAAACTCATGGTCTAACTCTGCTAATGACCATCGCCCAACAGCATAGTTATACATAATTATCTTATCAGGCGTACCAGCAACGCTTTCATTAGATACATAACTCCATGCAACCACCTGATTAATTGGGTCTATACTGCAACTCAATCTATCCAAATGATGCGGTGATGAGTCATCAAAGAAAAAAGAGTCTACCTTTTCAGCCCCAATGGGTATTGATCGCTCTCCATTGAACATAAAGAAGCCATCGGAGGCTAGATAAAATATCTGTGTAGGCGCAAGTGCTGATATTGAGTTTGGTATATCGCACCCATGTCCTGTCTCCACCATATCAAAGGTAAAGATCAAAGGAGAGCCTACATATTGCATCCTAGCAATACCTCTTTCCAATAATACAACGCCAAAGTCACCGCCCACTAAGCCAGTAATGTTTCCGGCATCAGGTATGTCCTGAAAGTCAGCTTGGTTAGACCCTACTGTCCATGTATCCGCATCGTTAATCTGTGACCACTGCACCCTAAAAGGGTTATTCGTAGAGCTTGTATTGTTATGCGCTGTAACTACAAAGTCTCGTATAACCGCAAGAAACTTAGCCTTTGGTGAGCCAGAAACATCGGCAAAGGTACTAGAAGACCCAAGTGTGTATTTTTGCAACAGATTACTTAATCCACTTGCTGCATATACACTATTGCCAAACTGCACAAACTGCCATTGATCGTCACTTGCTAAAGTATACGCACCACTTTTTACATCGTCCAAAGCTGCTGTTGCAGCGTTAAATTTAAATAACTTTGTAGCATTTCCAGCAAATAAATGCACAGTGCCACCACTATCAATAGTCGCAAAGAACCCTCGCAAGTAGGCATCAGCAGCTTGTGATAGGTTTGCTAATCCTAAGAAGCCACTGTTGCACCACTAGAGTTCAATGGGGCTTGGTCAGGTAGCCACTCTCCAAAGGGTATCATGTAGCACCAAAGTCTTGTTTCATAGTTAACGCACCACCGCCAAAACGTGCCTGTTGTGTATCTCTTTTTACCTCACTCAATGCTCTGCTAAACAACGCATCATATTGTGTAGCTCTCGCCTCATCCATTAAGAAGGTATGCGCTGCAACAAGAGACCCATATAAATAACAATCTGGGTGGCGTGTCAGCACTGTATTGCTTGTATTTGAGTCCGAAAGGGCTGTTATGCCGTTACCAAATATAATCTCTAGTGATATCACTGCGTCAGGTATAGGACGCACATGAATATTCGACCCTATAATGGTATAAGATACTGGTGTGCCTTGTCCTTCAGAACTATGCGTCTTAAAAAAGCTATCTGGAGTCGCAAAGTCTAACACCCTGTTTGGGTTGTTGTTTAGCTTTACTACGCGTATCTCACGCAAATCAGTAGGCAAAGCATAGCTTTCTGTTCCAGCCACAGTGGAGATAGTTGTAGAAGTCTCCTGTGATCGTGTATCTAACTCTCTAGACATTCGTGCTTCGGCTAATGAAATAAAGTCAGGGATATTGGTTGTTAAATCATCCCTTGCTAGGAAATTAGCTATTGAAGTCTGTAGGTTAGAATAGGTATCTAAACTCATGTTAATCGACCACCAGTCGTTCTAAAGTGTTTGTTCTCAGGGTCTTGTAGCCATTTAAGCCACTTCTTTTTATTGTGCTTGAAGTGACCAAACTTCTTCTGTAATTCAAAAAATAAAGGTGCTGGTATCTCAGCTATCTTTTGTTGATGCTTTTGGGTGTTCCCAATCAACGACCCATAACGATATTCCCCCTCTTGCTTCTTGGCAAAATCAAGTACAGGAGACACGTTAACTTGTGTGTTGACCTGAAGACCATCAACAGTGTCTTCAATCCATGTTTTTTTCCCTGTGTGGGGATTTTGACTTAATAAAACTTTTCTCATTATATCCTCAAGAGGAGAGGGGGCTTGCACCCCCTCAACCTTTTATAATTATGATGTATTGAGATCGAAAATTGCCGCGTGTG